GCTCCAGAAACGACGAACGCTCCGGAGAGTTAGTCCGGAGCGTCCGAGAAAGCGGTCTGTCGCGGCTGGCTACGCGTCCAGACTCCGCGAGTGTCGAACCTGAGACTCGATCATCTGGATTCGCTCCGGATCTGTCACTCCGAACCGCTCCGCAGCCGCGAGCGCGGCGTTCTCCGGCGAATACGGACGCCGGAATGGATCGCTCGGATCGACGTTCCAGCCGCCGAGACCGACGGCGAAATCCAAGACGTCGCGCCAATCGTGGCTCTTCGGATCTGTCTTCGTTTTTGTCATTTTCTGCCCTCTCTCTGTATCGGTTGACTTCACGCGAGCGAGTATAACGCGTTATACAAACCGCCGCGTCCAAAGTTTGGAAAATGCCCGAGAGGGCTTAGATCCCCGCAAGGGGGAAGGAGGTCGCAATGACCGAAGAGAACAACGACGCAACCGACCAGGCTGTCGAGCCGGAGACCGTGTCTTCGGAGCCGACGCCGGAGCCGACGGCCGACCAGGTCGACGACGCTCCGCTCCGACCGGAAGGCGAAAAGGCTCTCGAGGCCTGGAAGTCTCGCGCTCGGAAAGCCGAAGCCGATCAGAAAGAACTCTCGGCTCGCGTGAAAGAGTTCGAAGAGCGCGATCTTTCCGAACAAGAGCGTCTCGCGAAGACTGCCGCCGAAGCGAAAGCGGCCGCCGAGCGAGTCGAAGCCGAGAATCTCCGGCTCCGTGTCGCGCTCGACAAAAACTTGCCGTCGGAACTGATCGACCGTCTTCGCGGCGACTCGATCGACGAACTCCAGGCCGACGCGGAACAACTGCTCGCGCTGGTGAAGCCGAGAGAGATCCGCGATTTCGACGGCGGCGCTCGACAGTCCGTGAAAGGCATCGATCGCGCCGAAGCCATTCGTCTACTTCGTGAAGAGCCGAGCGAGTTCCACAGGCTCCGCGAAGCCGGAGAGATACCGGACGACGTCCTGGCCGTATAGCGGCCGAAGACTTCCGAGACGCAACGTCTCGAAACCGGGAGCGGCGCAACGCCCGACCCGTTTCCGAAAAAACAAAACACCGAAAGGAGCGATGACAAATGTCAATCGCTAACTTCGTGCCGGAGATTTGGTCGACCCTGCTCCTTCGTCATCTTGACGCGAGCCTGGTTCTGTCCAGCCCCCGGTGCGTGAACACGTCCTACGAGGGAGAAATCTCGCAGCAGGGCGATACCGTCCACATCCAGAAGATCGGCTCCGTGACCGTGAAGGAATACGACAAGGGGACTCCGATCGACGGTCCGGAACAGGCGACTTCGTCGACTCTGCCGCTCACGATCGACCAGGCGTATTACTGGAACATCGGAGTCAAGTCCGTCGACGCTGTCCAGGCGAACATCAATCTCTTGGAGCCGCGTCTGGAGCGGGCTGGCTACGAACTCGCGACCGTCATCGACGGCTCCGTCGCCGCGACTATGGTCGCCGACGCTGGAGTCACAGACGGTCTCGGAACCGCGCTGGCTCCGCTGTCGATCGGCAACGCTGACGTCAAGATGTTCGATCTCGCCGTCGAGATGCGTCGTCTGCTCGACAACGAGAACGCTCCGTCGAACGGCCGCTGGATCGCGATCCATCCGGATCTCGAAGCGACCGTCCTGAAGGACGAACGGTTCGTCAACACTTCGTCGGATCTCGGCCAGTCGGCCGTCCGCGACGGCTCGATCGGCGGCTCCATCGCCGGTTTCGAGGTGCTGAAGACGACCGCCGTTCCGATCGACGAAGACGACAACATCTCCGTTCTGTTCGGTGCTGGCAACTACGCGACGACTCACGCACACCAGTTGACCGACGTCCGCGCATACGAAGTCGAAGCCGACTTCGAGGACGCCGTGAAGTCGCTGGCGATCTGGGGCAACAAGATCGTCGAGCCGAACAGTCTCGGCGTCGCGACCGTCGTCGTCGCAAGCGAAGAGGCCTAGCGGCTGATGGCTCGATTCGAGAATGACAATGGACGGATGCTCTCGGCTCCGGCCGGTTCATTTCTCGAACGGAGACTCCTCCGGGATGGCTGGAAAGTCATCTCGGAGGATGCTCCGGCCGCTCCGGTTCCAGTCGATCCGGAGCCGGTCGACGCTCCGGTCGAGAAACCGGATCTCTCCGGAAAGACTCGCGCCGAACTGGACGCGATCGCGACCGATCTCGGCGTCGAAGATCCGGAGTCGCTTCCGAACATTGCGGCCGTGAAGACCGCGATCGCGGAGTTCTGAGATGCCAGTCATCACGCCGCCGTCTGTCAACGACGTCGGAACGTTGCTCCGCGCTCGAACCGTCGACCAGGACGGAAACGAGATCGGCACGTTCGACTCGACAACGCGTCCGACCGGCGAGCAGGTCGAGAGTTACATTTCACAGGCGATCGACGAAATCACGACTCGCGTCGGCGAGTCTCTCTTCCGCGAAGAATACGCGTCGAACGCGTCGAACCTGGCGGCGATTCGTGCGGCGATGACGATCGAACTCTCGCACTATCCGGAACAAGTCAACAACGGAACGTCGTCGTTCGATCAGTTGTCGACGCTTTACGAAACCGGCGTCCAGGCTCTGGCGGACGCCGTCCGTGACGGCTCGCCGACACGAAAAGGATTTTTCTCGATCGTCACTCGATCGTCGGCCGCCGCCGATTCGGAGAACTAGATGGCTCCGCTGATGCCGACGCCGGAAGTCGTCGTCCGCGAAGAGATCGCGACGCGGCGACTCTACGTTCTCAACGTCAAGTCGCAAAATCTCCGCGTTCCGCTGACGCAGATAAAAAATCTGATCGTCGCGGATCACGTCCGAAACTTCGACTCCGGCGGCTCTCTGTTCGGCGGTTGGTCGCCGCTCTCGCCGGAGACCAAATCTTCCGGAACTCCGCTGGTCAAGAGCGGTTTTCTCCGCGACCAACTCAGACGGAAGTCCGGTCCAGGAAAGCGAGTGACGAAATACGGCGTCCAGGTCGGCGTCGGATACGAAGCCGAAAGCGAATCGTTTTATGCGCGGTTCCACCAGGCCGGAGCGACCGACGGTCGGCGCGGCGATCTTCCGAAACGTGAAGTCGTCGGCATCACGGATCAAACTCGCGAGCGCGGCGTCGAGATGATTCGTCAGTGGATCGTCAGTGAAAGAGGCACTCGATGACAATCATCGGACCGCTCTGGCATCCTGGCTATCTCGAAGACCGAACGCTGGCCGCGCTAAAGACGTGGCTTCCGGTCTATCTCAACGAAGTCTCTCGGAACGAAACGATCTACGAAAACATTTCGTCGATCGCGGCCGACAATCCGGACGCCGACGACGCGGAACTGATCGAGATTCTCGACGAACTGATCGAGTCCGGCGAGATCAAGCCGCGCAACGTGGCCGCTCCACAGTCTTTCGCGACCGTCTCGGAATACGATCGTTTTCCAGAGCAAGGTCTACCGGCAATCATCGTCTCGGCTCCAGGAATGGCCGAAGAGCCGCGAGTCTCCGGCGACGGTTTCATCGGCGGCGACTGGATCATCGAAGTCTCCGCGACCGTCTCCGCCAACGGCGCGAAACAGACTCGACGGCTCGCGCAAATGTATCTCGCCGCCATACAGGGCGCGATGCTCCAGCGTCGCTCGCTCGGCGATCCGGAGATGATCGTCCGGCTTTCGGCCGTCGAATATGCCGACGTCTCGAACGATCAACGCCGTTCGATCGTGGCCGCCGGAGCCGCGTTCACGGTCTCAGTCGACCGAATGATTTCCATACACGCCGGACCGATCACGCCGGAGCCGCCGGAGCCGATTCCGGCGTCCTGGCCGATCGCGACAACTATCAACATACAAATCGAGGAGTCCTGAAATGAGTTACGTCGTGACCGCGACGCATCCGATCACTCTGCCCGGCGGTCGAGCCGCCGCGCCTGGTGACGAAGTAAAGAACGTCAAGTCGACCGATCCACAGATCGTCGCGCTGATTGACGCCGGTTCGCTTCGAAAGAAAAGAGCCGCGAAGCCGAAGCCGTCGCCGACGGCTGAAAACACGGAGACGGAGACGTCTTCCGCAACCGAAACGGAGAACAACTAATGGCACTGCCAGGAGTCAACGTTACCGTCGGCGATGACGCCGGATCTGGATCTCTCGCATCCGATACCGGAACCGCTTTCGTCGTCGGACTGACCGAACGCGGAGCGACCGACGCTCCAATCACTGTCCGCTCTCTCTCGGACGCTCGCCGCAAGATCGGCGCTCGCGTTCCGTATTCGATCACTCTCGACGCTCTGGAGACGTTTTTCCGCGAAGGCGGAAAGACCGCCATCGTCGGCCGCATCGTCGGGCCGGACGCCGTAGCGTCTGATGCCGATCTCTCTGACGGCTCGAATCCGACGCTGACCGTGTCGGCCGCGTCGCCGGGCGACTGGGGCGACGCTCTCGACGTCGAAGTGGTCGCCGGAGCCGAAGCCGGAGAGTTCCAGATCGTCGTCTCGGAGAACGGAGACGTCGTCGAAAAGTCGCCAAGTCTCGCGAACAACACTGACGCCGTCGCGTGGTCGAACGGCTCGCGGTTCGTCCGTCTCGCCGATCTCGGCGAAGGCGATCCGGAAGAGCAGACGGTTTCTCTGACTGGTGGCGACGACGATCGTGACAACTACACGATCGACGAAGCCGTCATCGCTTTGGATCTGTTCTCTTCCGATCTCGGAACCGGCCAGGTTCTGTATCCCGGCGCGACCGACGGCGATTCGCATCTCGCGCTGATCGCACACGCCGCCGAGAACAACCGCGTCGCTCTGCTCGACGGCGAGGACACTGGAGACGCCGAAGTTCTGGCGGCACAGGTTGTCGCGGCTCGCGCCGACGGCAACGGCCGCGTCGCGGCTCTGTTCGCTCCGTGGGCTGTCATTCCAGGCATCGCCGCCGGAACGACCAGGACCGTTCCATTCTCGGCGGTCCAGGCCGGACTCATCGCTCGCTCGGACGCCGCGACCGGCAATCCGAACGTCGCCGTCGCTGGCGAGAACGGCGCGGCACAGTTCGCGACCGGACTGGTTCGTTCGTTCTCGGATGACGACCGCGAGTTGCTAAACGACTCCGGCGTCACTGTCGCCGTCGTCAAGTTCGGCCAGGTCCGCACATACGGAACGCGCTCGATCGCGAATCCGTCGAGCGAGGATAACTGGCTCCAGTTCCAGAACGGTCGGCTCGCGGCCGCAATCGCGGCAAAGTCCGAAGCCGTCGCGGAGACGTATCTGTTCGATCAGATCGACGGACGCGGTCTCAAACTGGCCGAGTTCGCTGGCGATCTCCAGGCTGTTCTCCTGCCGCTTTACCAGTCCGGCGCTCTTTACGGAGAGACTCCGGCTGATGCGTTCGTCGTCGACGTTGACTCTGTCAACACTGACGAAACGATCGCGGACGGCGAACTGAACGCGGCAATCGCCGTCAAGATGAGTCCCGCAGCGGAACGGGTCGTCATCTCCATCTCGAAGGTCCGCATCCAGGAGGCGATCTAACCGATGGCAAGCACGATCAGACAGGATCAAGCGAATATCTCGCTGACCGTCGACGGAACGCGGATTCCGTTCGTTTTCTCACGTCGAGAAGGCGGACAGTCCACGTCGGAAGAGTCGAAGACTTTTCCCGGCGGCGGCGCTCCGCAGAAAGCACACGGCGGTCCGCAGATGGTCGAGAACATCACGCTCGCCGGAGAGTTCGTTCCGGCTCGCGACCAGGAGACGCTCCGCTGGCTCCGGACTCGCGTCGGCAAAGGCTCCGCATCCGTAACCGAACAACTGCTCGACGCCAACGGCGCGGCGTTTGGTCGGCCGGAGACGTGGACCGGCGTCGTTCTGACCGTCAACACCGGCAACTATGACGCGTCGTCGGCGGACCCCCGCGAGATCGAGATCGAAGTCTCGACGGACGGCGTTTCGTAATGACGACCGAAGAGAGGGATTCTGTCGCGATGCCGAGTATCCGCGACAGGATTCGCGCAGAGCGCGAGCAAATCGCCGCAGAAAAGACGCTGGATCTAGTCGTTCCAGGATATTCCGGGATGCTCGGCGTCAGATACCGCTCCATCTCCGATCGCGAGATGGAGCGGTTCGCGGCCAAGATCCAGAAAGACGGCGACGCCGGTATTCGTGCGGGTTACGATCTACTGATCGAAGCGTGTCTCTCGATCCTGGTCAGAGTCGACGACGACGGCGGCTTCGAGCCGCTCGAAGACGACGACGGAGATCCGGTCCGGTTCGACGTTCGTCTCGCCGAGTTTCTCGGCTTCGAAGCGAACTCGGCTCGCGACACTGTCGCGGCGACTTTCTCGCCGGATGGTGCGCAGCCGTTGACCGCGTTCGACCAGGCCGCCGCCGTTTTGTCTTGGCTCCAGGGTAAGTCCGCCGAGATAGATCCGGCGCTCCTGGGAAACTAACAACCCGCCCGGAGATCGAGCAAGCGGCCGCGATCGCCGCTCTCGGTCTTCCAGGGTGGGCATTCGCAACAACTCGCGATCCAGTCGACCGGCTGATTCTCTCGGCGATGGCCGAACGAATCGCCGAATACAGATCAAACGAACGGAAGGCTCTCGCCGTCGAGATCGTGAACGCGATCTCCAAAGCGATGAAATAGGAGACAAATGGCCCGGACGTCTTTCGTCGACGTGGCTCTTCGGTTGCGCGGCGCTCGCCGCTTCCAGGCCGAAGTCGCCGCATCGACCGCGCAACTCGAAAAGATGGGCGTCGCTGGCGCGGCGTCGATGGGTGCGTTCGCAAGTAAAGCCGAACGGTTCCGTTCTGCTGGTCGCTCTCTGACGACCGGACTGACTCTTCCGATCGTCGCCGTCGGCGCGGTCGCCGGAAAGATGGCGATCGATTTCTCCGATGCGATCAATCAGATCGAAACTCAGGCCGGAGTCGGCGCGGCC